CCCTGCCACATCAGCCCCACAAGTAACTGTTGCACTTAAATTAAAGAAAGAACTTTTCCAATCTAATGATGAATTATAATCCTTAACCATTACACTTGAGTTACCTGCAACACTAAAATCTTTAGGTGCATGTATCTGGTCATTTGGTAAATCTGAATGAAAGTTTGTAGGCATATTAATATAGTATTATTCCATTTTTCTTACTAACACCCCCTAAATTTTCATTACAATAATCTGGGAACGCTTCTGAATTATCATCTAAAAATTGTGTCATTTTTAACAAATATGTTTCAGACTTTTTATATGTTTCATTTCTTAAAAAGCTTAACTTCTTTGAATCAACAGGAACAGTAAAGTCAGCTACATTTTCTACAACACCCTGTGATGTTGTATTATAAGTCATGTCAGGCAATATTTCAAATTTTACACAAAAAGCAAGGTAATTCTCTATATAATCTTCTACCAACTTACCATTTGGTGTTTTAAAATATAAAGGAATACCTGTAGCTCCATCACCTGCTGTTGGAGTTCCGCTAATAGTAAAAGAGGTTACAGCACCTGGCACATTAACAGTTTCAACTCTACATAATTCACCATCACCATTGTCTTTTCCAAGAGGTATTCCTGTTCCGCTAATAAAATCACCAACCTTTATGCTTGTACTTGCACTACAGGTAATAGTTTTACTATCAGATGTAACAATACAATCATTCTTTGTGTAAGACCAAACTGTTCCATTATTTTTCTCTTCATTAATAAGTCTATACAAATCTTCACCAATAGCTGGTTTTATAAAATTAAGCTCAGCTATTTCAATAAAAGAATCTTTTATTAAATGTGTATCAACATTTTGATTAGTTAAAGCCTTACTAATTACTTTCGCTGCTGTTATTAACGCCATCTTTTATTTTATTTTTTTCAATTAATAAACTTTCCAATTCATCTTCTGTTAATTCAGGCAAATGAAATATCTTTCTACCCTCTTGAACAGAAATATAATCTGTTGGGTTAATAGCTCCAAGCATTGTTACTGGGGGCTTATTAACGATATGGAGGTCATCTACATTATAACCACCCTGTCTTGATAAAACTTTCTGTAACTCTCTTATAATCATTCTCTGAGGCTCTTTAACAACAGTTGACATAACTATATCATATATAGTCAATATTTGTTGATTATTACCCAAAGAGCCTGCAACTTGAATACCTGATAAAGCAGGATTCCATCTGTGAGCAGATATTATATTATCATTAGTTATTGTTTGAAGCTCCATAAATGAGCCATCACTTGTATCATTTATAACCTGAACATTAGATGCAGACTCATCTCCATTCTTTGCTATAAATAACATTTTAGAGTTATTGTTTTCTCCAGTAAGTTTATCTTTTGCCTCATCTATAAATTGTTGAGCCTCTTCCTCTGACATATCAGCACCAAGCTCTATAATTGCAGATGGCATAAAGCCATTTTTAAAACGAGTTAAATTGTATTTACCTATTTGGTTTGCTATTTTTATGTGGTCTAAAGCTGCCACATAATCAGGTAATCCATAATAGTAATATGTACTCTCATAGTCTGAAAAATGAATCACAGCTCTTTGAATACCTTTTGTGTATTTTCTAAAATTTGGGTATATGTCAAGAGATTTTACCTTACTCTCACTCTTTCTAACATTAGCCCAATCAGGATGAAAAAGTATTTTATCCTTAGTTTTACCAACCCTTGCTGTTGTTGCGTCTTGATGATAAAGATTTATATAACCCTTACCCATTACAATCTCAATATAAGCATTTCCATGAGTCCAATAATCTGATATAACTTTTCTCATTACATCATCAAGACTCTCACCACTTGCATTTACATCTTTTATATACTCACTAAATTTATCATCTAAAGTACGAAAACCCTCACCAATGGTAAAGGTTGTTTTAGTGTTTAAAATCGCTCTATGTGTTGATGCAGACCTCGCCAGTTCGCTTAAATGTTGTGGGAATAAGTTATCATCCCCAAAAGGAATCCAAGCGTTTTTTAGTTTATCAATATTTTTAGTTTCCTCAGGAGCGTCTTGAGCTATGTCCTTAGAAAAACCATAAGCGAGTAATTTATTCTTCGCTGGCCTCTGGTAATACTTGCTCTTCTTTTTGCTCATTTGTGGTTTCTTTTGGGTCATTTGTAACAACTTTCTTTATTTTCTTTTTACTTTTTTTTGCAATAGTTTTTGATTCTCCATCTTTAGTAACATAAGGCTTACCCATGTCATAAAGTATGTGTAACGCAGTCTGACTATTAGCAACATTGTTAATAGCATTAGGGTAGCCAAAATCTATTGTTATTTTTGAAGTAGAAACCACCTCTCTTTCTTTTCCAACAAACCACTTTTTGTTTAATTTATACATAACAATTATTTTAATTTTGAAACAAACATAATGAAAATTTAGGGGAATGTCAAACACCCCCCTAAAAAATCATTCACTAAAAGTAGCGATTAAGTAATCACCCAAGCGTCAGTATAAGTACCACTACCTGTTGTAGGGTCAGTCATAGAAACATTACTCATATCTAATTCACAAGGGTATTCACCTTGCTCACCTGATAATTTAACTAATGTTCCTGAAGCATCCTGTAAACCAACACCTGATGTCATCTCACCTGAAGCAAATTCCATATAAGCTGTAGATTCAAATATTTCGTCATAACCTAATACAAAGAAATATGTAGAAGCTGGAACAGCTGGGTCAGCTGTAGGGTCTCCACAGTCATCTGCGTAAGACTCAACAATCGCAAACAAACCGCAACTTCTTGCAAGTTCATCTAAGTTTGTATTTACAGCACCTGTTACTTTAGGTATGTAGAACTCTAATTCTACAGTAATAATTGTACTTCCATTTTCTCTGGAAGCGTTAGCAGAGAAACCACCTGTTCCTCTGTCAAAATCAAATTGATATGCGTTTGAAGTTGGGAAAGAAGTAATCTGTCCAGCTGCGTTAAATGTAACAGGACCTGTAAGTTTGTCTGATTCAATTAACCAAACATTTTTTAGACCACCTCTTCGGTTTCTATCACAACATATAACCTGATGTCCTCTTGATAAAGCCATAATTTTTTAAATTTTAAAGTTATTAATTAATTAGTAAGTTATAGTTGCAACAAGTTTAGTTGACTTTAAAGCACATCCGAATGAATAAACCATTCTAAATCTGTTTTCTTTACAGTCCTTGTTGTACCACATATCAACATCTTGAGCCTCCCAGTCAGTTCCTATTGCGATAGCATTTTTAGCTAACAACATAGCACATTCTGTTTTACCAGTTCCTGATGGAGCACCTGTTGTATTTGCAATATCTGCACCATGCTCAGCGATATTAACATCCCAGTCAGGCATAACAACCATATCAATACCATTGTATTGAAGTCCTGAGAAACCTTTCTGTAAGTCCATGTAAGCAGCACCACTTGTAGTAGCAATTAAAGCTTCTCTATATCTATCAGCGAAAGAACGAGAAACAAACATTACTTGCTCTTCTTGAGCCAACTCAGGTGTTCTTGCTGTCATTAAGTCTGCAAGGTTATCTAAGATGTTTGAAGCAGCAGCAGCACCTGTATAAGTAACATTTTGGCCTGTACCTGCACCTGCACCTGGCATGCCAGATATAGCTTCCCAAATACCATCAGATAGTTTTTGAGGAGTACCAGCAGCACCATTTGTTTTATCTCCCCACCATAAGATAGTAGAGAAATCTCTCATGATTCCACCCATTAATAATTCGGAGATAATCTCCATTAACATAGTACCTGATAAATCCATTCTCGCAACACCTTTTTTAAGGAATTGAGATTTAATGTGATTGAATAAAGATGCAGCTTTTTGCTTATGCTCTACCTCTAATCTGTCTAAAACAAGCTCTACTTGTGTATTAGCAGCTTGTTCTGTGTTTTCCGCAAAACACTCTGTTGAGTTTAAAGCTTTTGTTACATCTTTCATAGCTGCGTAAGAATCAAGTAAAATCTTACCGCCTGAAATGTTTGTCATTACATCAAAATGATTTAAAGCATTATTTGATATAAATAGTGGTTGCAAGAAATACTTAGCCGCATCCTCTTGATTCCACGAAATCGGTCCTGAAATTATATTTGCCATTTTTTATAAATTTTAAATTTTTATTATTACGAATTAAATATTTCTAAAGCTAACTTATCCCAAGGGTTAGCAGCTTTTGCTTCCATTTCTGGGCTTGGGTCTTTCTCAGGTACTACCTCACTTGGCGTGCCCTCAAATTTAGCTAATTTATCCTCTAATGATTTTACTTCGTCAACCAAAGCAACAATATTAGATTCTTTTTCTTCAAGAGCAGCAGACAGTTCGTCTATATTAGTTTTAGAAGCTTCAATAGCTTTCTCTAATACATTCATTTTATCTACAACCTCTTCGTTGTCAAGAATTTTAACCTCTTCTACTTTATTATTTTTAGCAAACATATCAGAGATAAAGTTCTTAAGTTCTTCAAATTGTTTCTCCATTTTAAATAATTTTTTATTAGAATTAAACATTTCAACTACTAAGCTTGTATTTTTATAGTTGAGCTTACTTATATCAAACTTAGCCGCTAAAGCTATTGGCTCATCAACATAGTTAATAAAGCCAGCCTCAAGAGCTTCGTCAGATGTAAACCAGGTTTCCTCATCCATCCAGTTTCGGATTTCTGACTCGTCTTTCCCTGTCTTACCTACATAGATATTAACAAGCCTGTCTCCCATTTTTTCCATTAGGTCAGCAGCCTTTCTCATATCTTTTGCACCCCCTGTTTCTCCACCCCAAACATTATGAATCATAAACAAGCTATTTTGACTCATGGAGACTTCATCAGCACCTAAAGCTATTACAGAAGCAATAGATGCAGCAAGACCCTCTATTTTGGCGGTAACTTTCTGAGGCATACGCTTAATAGCGTCATGTATAGCAAGACCATCTATAACTGAGCCGCCTGGGGAGTTAATTCTTAATAGAACTTCCTCTGTGGATATATCTTTAACCTCTTCAATAAAAGACTTGGAGTCAACACCCCAAGACCCTATTTCGTCATATATAACAACTTCTGTAGAGGTTTTATTTAAATTTTTTATATTATACCAATTCATATCAATAATATATTTTATGGTTTAAATGCAATAATACAACTATATATTTATATATATAGGAAATTTCTTTCACAGAATAGGAAATAAAAGGAACTTTTAAAAAAATGTTAGTAAAAATTTGGTAATTAAAATTATTTGTTTTATGTTTGCTACATAATCACAAAATAAAATCAAATGGAAAAAGAAACTAAAAAAGAAACATTAAGAAGATTGTTTATTGAAAATAATCTTGTTCAAGAAGATGTGTTTAAACACAAGTTCTATACTATTATAACAAGAGCTGGTATAGATAAAATACAAGCTGCTAATAAAATAGATATTAATTATGAGTTAATGTATAATTCAGAAGATACTAAATGTGTTATAATAAAAGCAACAGCTCATTTAGGTGATAAAATGATACAAACTTTTGGTGAAGCAGCACCTATGAATAATCAAAACGCCTATCCAGTAGCTATGGCTGAAAAAAGAGCTATGAGTAGAGCTGTATTAAAGCTTGCTGGATTTTACGAGCATGGTGTATTCTCAGAAGATGAGGCTGATGACTTTAAACGACCTAACTAATGAGTGAAGAAAAAGATTGGATTGATGATGTTTTAGATGATAAACCTATTACTTGGTGGCAAATAGCTAAAATAGAGGGTTTAATGGAAACATCATCAGTAGGTCAAGATTATATTAATATAAAATTAGAAAAATTAACTTATGAACAAGGAAATAAAATCATTTATCACCTCAAAGAAAACGACAACCCAAGAGATTGTAGAGAGCAATTTTACAAGGTACTTAGAAGAGAGCGAGACTGAAAAAGAGCAAAGAAACTTATTTAAGTTTATGTCTAAGCATTTTATAATTGATGTTGGTGTTTCGCATATTCGTATTGATAATTACATAAAATTTTTTAACTTAGTGCCCCTTAAATTATTTGCAACAAGACCTACATTCTATTTTAGAAAAGGAAAATTTGATGGACTTGGTATGTTAGGTGAAAGGGTGCATGAGTTTAATTTAAAAAGCAAAACATTGCAATTATATTATAAAGATTGTCTTGGAATTAGATTAATTGATGTATTAGATAATGATGAAGAGTTATTTAGGCTTATAGAAAATCCTAAAGAAAGATTACTTGAATCATTGTATTATTTAAAAGAAAACGCAAGTGAAATAGAATTAAAACTTGCATTTATTAAAGCTAAAAGAATATTAGATGGAAGATTTTACTGAAAATAAAATAGATATGTTGTTTGCTGTAACAGAGGCTGTTTCAGGTGCAACTAAAGATGATATACTTTCTAAAAAAAGGAAACAGTATATCTCTATAGCAAGGAATATTGTTGGTTATATTCTACATAATGAACTTGGTTTAACAGTTATGGATTCTGGTAAAATTATAGGTAGAGACCACTCAACAATAACTTATTATTCAAAAGTGTTTGATGATAATTACAATTTCTTTAGAGATTTTAGAGAAAAATATGTTATGATTTCAGAAACATTTTGGGGTAATTATATGGTCGCTGATGACTGTGATTTAGACCTTAAAATTAAATCACTTAAAAATCTAATTGCTGAATTAGAGTTTCAAAAACAATTATTAACTAAAAATTATTAAACATGGAAGAAAAAATTTATGTAAATGGAATTGTTATCAAAGAAAAAACTTTTGATAATGGAGGCTCTCAACTTAAAATGAGTGTAAAAGTTGAGGATTTTGTATCTCAATTAAAATCTATTGAGAGTAATGGTTGGGCTAACTTAATTGTTAGTAGAAGAAAAGAGCCATCTGATACTGGTGTTACACATTATGTTAAAGTAGATACCTGGAAACCTGATGCCTCTAAATCTAAAATGGTTAAAGAAGAAAAAGAATCTGATTTACCATTTTAATTAAAACTCTAAGTGGGTGGTTGTGTGGTTGTTTAAAATATGTCGTGTCCGCAACCTAAATGTGTTCTCATAATCACCCACTTTTTTAAACACAAAACAAAACATGAATAGAAAATTTAAAGGAATTTGGATTCCTAACTATATTTGGCTGTCTAAAAATTTAACATTACAAGAAAAGGTATTCCTGGTGGAAATAGATTCTTTGGATAATAATGGGGGTTGTTATGCAAATAATTCTTATTTCGGAAAGTTCTTTGGACTTTCTAACACCAGGGTATCTCTTGTAATTAAATCTTTAATTGAAAAGGGATATGTTATATCTAACATAAATCAAGAACAGGGTAATAAAAGAATATTAAAGACCTCTTTAACAAAACATAAAGACCCTATTAAACAAAAGTTAAAACATAATAATACAATTACAAAAACAAATAATAAAGAAAAAGAAAAGTTATTTGAAATATTTTGGAAACTATATGACAAGCCAGTTTCTAAAAAACCTGCTAAAGATAAGTTTTTAAAATTATCTATTGAAGATTGTAATAAATGTATTGATGTAGCCCCTGTATATGTGAGAAATACTCCTGATAAAAAATTTAGGAAACATGCTGTTACCTGGATAAATCAGGAGTGTTTCAATGATGAGCTTGATGATAAAACTGATGGCATATCAAATGGTAAATTAAAAGGAATGATATTATGACATTTAGAGAGAATGGAATATATATTAATAAATCATCAGGGCAGATTAAAACAAAATGTCCAAAATGCTCACATGAAAGAAGAAAAAAGAGTGAGCCATGTTTATCTGTAAATATAGATGAGGGTATTTGGAATTGCCATAATTGTGGATGGAAAGGAAGTTTAAAAAAAACAAATTATATGCAAGAAGTATTTTACAAAAGACCAACTAAAAAACCAGAATTATCAAAATATAGTTCAGGTATGATTAACTTTTTTAAAGATAGAGGAATTAGTGAAAAAACCTTAATAAGCAACAAAGTTAGTGAGGGTAATGAATATATGCCACAAGTTAGTGGTGAAAGAAATACTATACAATTTAATTATTATAAAGATGGTGAACTTATAAATATTAAATATAGAGATGGTGAAAAAAACTTTAAACTTGTAAAAGATGCTGAAAAAATATTATATGGATTAGATGATATAAAAGATTGTGATGAGGTTATTATTGTTGAGGGAGAGATGGATAAGTTATCATATTATGAGGCAGGATTTAAAAATTGCGTATCAGTTCCTAATGGTGCATCTAACTTAAAATTAGACTATTTAAAAGACTTTCCTGATGATTTAAAGAAAGTTTATATAGCAACAGATAATGATGGCCCAGGTAGAAAATTAGCTGAAGAGTTATCCAGGAGAATAGGTAGAGATATTTGTTATAGAGTTGACTTTTTAAATCATAAAGATGCTAATGATTGGATTTTAAATAAAGGATTACAAACATTAGAAAAGACATTAAAATATGCTAAAGCATACCCATTGGAGGGTGTTATAAGTGTAGATGGTTTTAATTTAGATATAGATGATTTATACAATAATGGTTTATCAAGAGGTGATGCTTCAGGTCATCAGAATTTTGATAGGCTTTTTACTTTTAACACATCACAACTTACTGTAATAACAGGAGTACCTACTCATGGTAAAAGTAATTGGCTTGAACATATATGTATGAGACTTTCATGTAAACATAATTGGAGTTTTGGTGTTTTCTCACCTGAGCATTACCCATTACAATTACATTTTTCTGTATTAGCAGAGAAGTTTATAGGAAAAACATTTAGAGAGAAAACTATATATGAAAGAATGAATAAAGAAGAACTTGATTTTGCTAAAAAATTTATATCTAAAAAATATCATTGGATAAGGCCTGATGGTGATGTGTTTACAATAGATTCAATATTATCTTCTGCTGCTGCATTAGTAAAGAGACATGGTATTAAAGGTTTAATTATAGACCCATATAACAAAATACACGCAAGTTTTAATGGACAGAGTGAAACTCAATACATAAATGAGTTTTTAACTAAACTAACTATATTTAAACAAAAATATGATATACATATATTTTTAGTTGCACACCCAAGAAAAATGAGTAAAAAAGATAATGGTTTATATGAAGTTCCAACATTATATGATATAGCTGGCTCTGCTAATTTTTATAACCAAGTTGACAATGGCATTACTGTTTATAGAAATTTTGAAACAAACTTTATACATGTTTATGTTCAGAAAGTTAAATTTAGACATATTGGCGAAATAGGTGAGGCTATATTTAATTATAATTTACAAAATGGTAGATATTTTGAACAGATAGAACAACCTGACAACAACCCATATATAAAACAATTTCAACAACAAAATTTGGAATTTTAATATATTTTTAGTATAATTGCATTATGAAAGTAATAGAACAAAAAATTAGATATTTTATAGACTTAGATTTTAAAGGAGATGCTAAAGGTGGAATTTTTATTAGGTGTAGTTTAATAAAAAATAAAATAAGAAAAATAGAAAGTGATGGTAAAACAAAAGTTGTTGGGCTTGTTTATGATGGAACAGATGATTTAGAAATAGTAACAATACAATCAAAAGAATTACCAAAATAATGATAGCACTATTTGAGGAAATAACATACGAGCTTACAGAATATGAAAAAACAACTTTATTACCTATAGTTGTAAAAGGTTTAAAAAATAAACATGGAAAAGAAAATGCCATAACTAATAAAAAGATTTGTGAAGCATTAACTGGTTTAGGATATAAAGTCAATGGCCCAAGACTTAGAAAAATAATTCACCATATAAGAGTTGAGGAGTTAATTATGGGATTATGTTGTAACAGTAAAGGTTATTATGTTACAGATAGTTTAGAGGAGTTAAGTAAGTATGTTGAAAGCTTAGCTCAAAGAATTAGAAGTCAACAACAAATATATAAAAGCATGAAAAGAGACATGGATAAAATATCTCTTATGAGTAGAAAACTAAAATTTGATGACAAAATAAAAATAAATTACCATGACTAAAAATAAAGATATTTACCCATACGAATTTGACTCTTGTGATGGAGTTGTTTATAATGATGATGAATGTTTACCTAAAAAAGATGTAGTAGATATAGATATACCTGAATATTATATAGGTAAAACACATAGGTATGAGGCAAGAAAAGTTGTTGAAGATTTTGAATTATCATATAATTTAGGAACAGCTGTAACATACTTATTAAGAGCAAGAAGAAAACATAAAAGCCCTGTTGAGTGTATAACTAAGGCTATGGCTCACTTAAAGTTTGAACTTGAGAAAATAGAGAATGAACAAGTTTAGCAGAGAAGAATTTGATAAACATTTTATAAAAAATGATGATTTAACACTAACATCTTGTTGTAAGAGAAAGTGGTATAAAACAAAGAAAAATTTAAAATGTCCAGGTTGTAAAAAAACTGTAACTAAAGATATAATTGCAAGAGGTATTATGCAAAAAATTAATAAGGTAATGATAGAAAATGAAAAGAATAAAAATAAAACCGATAGCAAAACCTCGGATGACAAGAGCTGACACTTGGAAAAAAAGACCTTGTGTTGTTAAGTATTGGGCTTATAAAGATGAATTAAGGAGGCTTATAAAAAAGAATAATATTGAAATAGATAAAGAAATTTATGTTGAGTTTTATATGGAGATGCCTAAATCATGGAGTAAGAAAAAGAAATTACTATTAAACAACAAACCTCACGAACAAAGGCCAGATATAGATAATCTTGTTAAAGGATTAATGGATTCTTTATTTAAAGAAGATTCTCATGTTCACACAGTTTGTGCTAAAAAGATTTGGAGTGATAATCCAGGTATATGTTTTATGGATTAACTTTAATATTTGATTTAGCAATAAACTTATTTCTTTGTTTATAAACTATATTTTTTGCTTGTTTTTCCGATATTTCATATTTAACAGAAAGGTCAATAAAGGTATTACCCACATGCCCCATATTATCAACTATAAATTTATCAAAATCTTTAATCATCATATAGTTTCTTAGTGTTTTGGGTGGTATTAATCCTTGTGAACATAATTGATAAATAACATCACCTAATCCAAAATTTTCACCAAAACGCCTTTCTAATTGCTCAAAAAGAATGTCTCTAAACTCAAAAACTATTTCTTGTTTATTGGCCATTTTCTTTATCTACATTTACTTGAAAAACTCTTAAGACATTACCAACACAAGAGCCACATGTTTTTGATGAGGGAGGGTAGCTACCACCCATATATAAATTATACATTTCAAACAGTATGTCTAAATAATCTCTTCTATCTAACTTTGGGTCTTTTATTTTAATTAAAGAGTCTCTTATTATTTCTTTTTGTGACTCAGGAATAAACTCCCAACCTTTTGTTTTTGTTATTTTTTTTACCATAAATCCTTAGGGCATTTAATATAAAATTCATCTATTCTGTTTTTTATATTAAGAAAACAACCGCACTCACCACATTTCTCTAAAGCTTTTATATTAAAAGGTTTTTTGTAGGATTTGCAAACATTACTTCTGCATATACCTATTCTTTCTTGGAACTTTTCTTCTGATGCTTTTTTAACACCCTTACCTATAAAGTAACTCCAAAATATTCTTAATATATCTTTCATAAAACAAATATATGTAAAATATTTAAAATATGGAAGAGGTTAACTCAGAAATACTAACATTTTCTTGTGCAGATGTCACATCCCCCTCTGTTACTGTTACTGTTTTATCGTTAATACCACCAATTATTTTAGAAATATCATCAGCACTTAAAGTAACTTTATTAGTTGATGACACACCTTGTAGCATATTGGAAGTTCCTGGTGTTATACCACCCTCAGCAAACCTTACCCCACCACCAGCAGCGTTCATAGCACTAAGCTGTTTTCTAAACATAGATGTACTTCTTTTGTTTATAACAGCTTCACCACCCTCTAATTCAACAACTCTTCCGCCTGCATTAAACTTAACACCACCCTGTGCGTGACTTGGGCCATAAACCATTCCTCCTCCACCAAACTCAGGTATATCAGGAATAACACCACCTTTAGCACCAACAAACTTTTGAGCTGCAATAGCGGATATTTGAGCGGCCACAAGAGCTGACATTAAAGGAGCAGCAGCAATAGCACCAATACCAGTTTGCCCTGCTACCTTTGTAATAGCAACAGCACCATTTATAATAGCAGAAACTATATCATTAGCCTTTTGTATGTGAAATTCTTTTTTGGCTAACTTTCTTAACTCTTCATCTTTTTGTTTCTCTAATACAATTTGCCTTTCGTTAAAGTTTTTTCTAATAGCTTCTTGTGCCGCTGCATTACCCTCATTAGCTTCAAGTTGTGCCTCCATTTCATCATTTAATTGTTGCTGGTCTTGGTCAAACTCTTGATTTATTTCTTCCCTCCTAATTTCTATTCTATTATTCATAAATGAAAATAAAGCCTCACTTGCCATAGCATAATATTCTTGTACTTTCCCAAGCACCTCATGTAAAGCATCAACATCAGCTTGGTTGGCATCAGCTGTTAATTTAGCCCTCTCAACATCAGCCTCCTCTTGTATTCTTGTTTTACTTTTTTGAAAATCAAGCCAAGAAATTAAACCTAAATTATAAGCCTCTTGATTCTCAGCTAAGGCATCAAACTCAATATCAGTAATAGCATCAGTAGATATTTTTAAAGCATCTTGTCTAAGTTTTCTATTTTTTTGAAAATTTTTAAATATTGAAAACTCATTCTGGTCAATCAAATTCAATTTAGCTTTCTCATGCTCATTGAGAGCAAGAAGCATTTTTGTATTAGCATCTCTTCTAATCTTAGCTAATTCTATATAATAATTAGCTGTTTTTTCTGCACCTAATTTGCGGTAAACATCCATCTTATCTTCTTCCTCACTAATCATTAATTCAGTTATTCTTAACATTTCTTCTGCATGAGTAGCCCTATCAACTTCACTCATTTTATTCAATTCTTCTGGTGTTTTAACCAAATACTGAAACTCCTCATTGCTTAATTTTTCTAATACATCAAATTTCTTTCTATTTGTTTCAATCATTTTAGACAACTCTGCTTGAGTACCCTCATCACGCATGAAAGCTATATCATCTATATTGGCTTGAATCATCTCTTTTTCTTTCTCTATCTCACCCATATCAAATTGATAATTTACTTTAATATCAACTAATTGAGATGTTATATCATCATCAAAACCTTGAGTTAACTCTTTTATAAGGTCTTTTAAAACATTTTTTGTTTTTCTTAATCTAACAGCTGTAACTTCCCCAAATTCTTTAACAGCTGTAGAAGCTGTCTTTAATTGACTTTTAAATCTACCGACAAAAGATTCTAAAAGTGATAATAAAACACTATTTCTACCTAAATCACCAGCTTGAAAAGCTTTTGTAAATTCAGCTGCAACATCAAAATCACCAGCCTCCTTTTTTAGTTTATTCATGTCTTGTTGTAATCTTGCAAAAATAGTTGGGTTAGATGTTCTATCTGTTTCATCTATTTGTTTTTTCAATTCAGCATAATCCTCAAGCCATTGTAATTCTTGCATTTGATTTTCTATATCCTCTATTTTGTCTTTTTGCTTACTCCTGCTGAAATTTCTAAAATCCTCTAACTCACCCTCAAGTCTTTTTCTATTTTCTTCTCTAAATGTGGCATTAGCACCAAGAAATAAATCTATATAGAACTTTTGATTTTTAAGGTCTTTCATCCTTAATTTATTTAACTGATTTATTTTGGCATCAGCTGTTTGAATTGTAACCTCCCACTCCCTTAACTGACTTGCTGCTGTTTGAACAGCACCACCACCACCAGCTATTTGGCTTAATCTTGCTATTAAAGTATTTTGTTGATTAACTGATATATAACCTTGTTTGTTAAAATCTTCTAAAGCTTTTGTCCAATATCCAGTACCCTCCACATAATCATCCTGAGCTTGCTCTAATTTTGCATAGTATTCAAGATTATCTTTTAAAACAGCTCTAAAGTTACTTCCTTTTTCAGCAAGCTGTTCTTCAGCATTTTCCACATCTGATTTTATTCTTGCTATTTGAATTTGAATATCACCTGTACTTTCAAGAAATTCATCTATTTGCTTTAATTGTTCATTTGTTGCAACTTCTATATCTATCTCATCACCCAAACTACCAAGACTATCTTTTAATTCTCTTATTTTTACAGCCCTCTCTGATGTACCCTCTGAAAGTTCAAATGTTAAAGATAATTCCTCTCTCATTGCTTTATTAAGTCTCCTTTGCTTCATTTCAGCTTCACTCATTTCTTCTCCCATAAGAAAGTATGCGGAAGCAAGACCAGCAACCACACTTGCGACAGCAACAAATGGATTCATTCTCATTGCTGCGTTTAAACCTTGTTGTGCTGTTGTAGCACCCCTTATAGATGGAGTTAACATTGTTAATATTGATGTTGCGGCAGACCTTACACCACCAATAAAAGAAACAATACCTTGAGCAGCAAATCTTGCCATTAGCGTTGTTACAGCAACAGCGGCAAGTTGTAAGGCTGTTTTTAAGAAGCTTATAGCTGTAGGGCTATCAGCAACTTTTTGTAAAAATTCTGTTAAACTAAAAACAACATTTCTTAATGTAACCTTAAACTCTTCACCTAAAGCAAGTGCAACCCCCTCAGAAGCAGATTGTAATAAAGTCATATCACCCTGGAGTGTATCAAGCCTAATAGCAGCCATTTCTGTTACAGCTCCCTCAGCATCATTTAATATCTCTGTACTTTCCCTTAAACCATCTATATTGTTTATTAAAGCAAGAAAAGCAGGAGCTGCTCTTTTATCTAAAAGCTCTACAGCGTCTGTAGCACCAAAACCCTCATCTTTTAGTTTCTGTAAAGCGTCAGCAAGCTGCCCTGTACCTTGGACAGTACCCCCTAATCTTTTTGATAAATCAGAATTAGAATCAGCAAGTCTTAGTAATATATTTTTTAAAGAGTTACCTGCTATAGAGCCCCTTATACCATTATCAGCAAGTTCTGCAAGTATAGCTGTTGTTTCTTGTAATGTAAACCCAGTAGTTCTTGCTACAGGAGCAACAAATTTCATTGATTCTGTAAAAGCGTCAAGATTTAAGGCAGAGTTTGTAAATGAAGCGGCCATTGTATCAGCAACCTCTACTGTTAGAGAAGCATCCATACCAAAAGCTCTTAATGTGCTACCTGCAACCTGTGCTGAGTTAGCTAAGCTTTCTCCAGTAGCAGCAGCTAAGTTTAGCGTAGCACCTGTTGCCGCAAGAATCTCATCTGTAGAAAAACCTAAACGAGCAAACTCTTCTTGTAATTGAGCAACTTGAACAGCTGTAAATACAGTAGTTCTACCATATTGCCTTGCAGATTCTTCAAGCCTTTCAAACTCATCAGCTGTAGCACCTGATATAGCTTTAACAGCGGCCATTTGAGCCTCAAACTCTTTAAATGATGTAACAACACTCTTTAAACCACCAATAATAGCTCTAAAGGCAAAAGCAGCCATAATAGCTACAGCCGCAGATTTAAAAGTATTCACAAGGTTTAGCCCTGATTTATTTAATTGCTGTGTAGCTTTATTAGTTCCCTCAGCAGCATTTTTAGCATTATTCAAATCAGTTCCTATACCTTTTAGATTAGCAGAAGCCTCTTTATACTCCTTTGTTGATTTAGTTAAACCATCAAGTTGTGCTTTTACTTTAGCAAATTCTTCTTTTAATCTTATAACATCTTTTATATTTGCCTCAAATTTATATGCTGTAGTTATCATAATTTATATTATTAATTGTTTGTTTAATATTGGTTATAATTTTTCTTATCGTCTTTTAAAAATACTTTCATTTTTTTACCATTCTTTTCGTAATAAACATCTCCAGTTATTGTTAAATCACCTGTTTTAAATTCAGCTACAACTTCGCCTCCATATATTTTAAAATTACCATCAGAGTCAACACTAATTGCATTTTGTTTAACAATTTCACCATTGTAACCAACATAACCACTACCCACCTGAAATAAATCGTCAGTTTTTGGTTTATTATATTTACCAGCCACTAATTGATTTTTATTAGCTTTTAAATATTTACCAACAGCCATTGCACCCTTTTTAGATTTATTTGCTGTTTTTGAAAGTTTTTCCCCACGCTTTCTTGGCTCTGGGTTTAAAACTCTTGGTGTTATATCTGATGAAAACTTAAATTTAGTATTTTCTTTTATATTATTACCTGGCAATAAAGTGCTTTGGCCTCCCTTAAAAATCCTCATAGTCCTCAGTACATTACCATCTTTATCTTTAACCTCAACATCACCATAAGGAGTTCTATTATTTAATATACCATAATTAGTAACAGACCTTTCATATAATAATTCTTGGTCTCCACCAGTTCCTGGAACTTCATAATCCCATTGTACTAACTCAACTTTAGTTAATTTATCTTTACCTGGTTGATAATCTATTATCTTATTAACAGTCCAGTAAGTACAAGTTCCTCCCTCCTCTTCAATTTTAACTATATCTCTGAAATCAAAACGAGAAATATCAGTTGAATTTAAATCCATCATACAAGTTCTTAAAGTAGCTCCTCCACTAATTTTATCAAAAAGCCTACCCCAGTATCTATTAAAAAGACCCCTTTGAAAAGTCTCTGGACCAGCTTTTTGACAATCATGCCAAGAAAGGTTGTCATCATACGAAGCGGTAGCAGCATGTTCCATATTATATGTATATGCGTATGGATAAGAATATATATTACCTGATGGCTCACCATCATCCATTGTCAATCTCCAAGCCCCAGTATTAGGAGACATTCCATAATAATTTAATATTCTTATATTAAAATTAAATTCAGCCTCTGGTCTATTTGAATTATCAAAATAACTCCATGCTCCACCACCCCACATAGCTGGTATTGTTGGGGGGTTATCATTATATACATAAGTAAATGTTCTTGCAGCACCATCAAGATTTGCGGATAATCTAAATGTTGGTGAAAACACAGTTGTTCCCATTTCTTTGTATTCTTTTCTATACAAATCTTCATTAGTATGCTTCATATCCCACAACTCTTTATTCATAGAGCTGTTATATTCCTCAACTAACTTATCATTACTATCTACTTTATAGCCAAATCTTGTTTCTTTTGCAAGTTCTTGTATTACATATTTATCTGTAACAGATTTATTATCTATTTTTTTACTCCAATCAACCATGCTACCACTACCATAAAAATCATTATAAGGCTCTACATCAACAATTTTAGCTTCATTATCAGCTGTCCAATATAGATTAAACATTTCTGTTATTCCTTTTAAGAAATCTTTTTGCTTTACACCACATCCAAGAGCAGAGCTAAGGCCAGCTTCAGTTGGGGGAACAAAAATATTATCAACTGTTGGGAAAACTTGAAATACTTGGTCCTCTATATTACAGAAAGCTGTGCAACCATCTGAGCTATTTCTACCATAAAATCCTATTTGAATTTTGTCACCAACAGTAAAATCTGCCGAAAAAAGAATTTGTTTGGTAGTTGGGTCTCCACCATCAGCCCACTTCCACCACCAATTACCTGTATTACCACCCTCACTACCATTATACTCAGCTGTACCAACATTAAAGCCATAAGGGCCAGGGCCAGGACTTGCGTTCCAGTATATACTATTACAAGCACTACCACCACCACCAAGCTGTTCAGCTTGAGCAAATATTACTTGTCCATTACAATGAGTCCATGCGGCCCATCTACCTGAATTGTAATTATTTGTACATTGACTTATTTCTACTGTAGCTCTATAAAAAACTGTATATCTACCTGTAAATGGAACAGTATATCCACCCTGAATACTTGTTAAACTACCAGGACTCATATAATCAAGACCCTCTGTTACTGTTAATACTGGATAATAATACTCAGAGTTACAATCATCATTAAAAAAACCTGTGCTGCCAATATTTGGAAAATTACCATCATTAGGAGCACGCCTTGCTTCACCAAAATAATCACCCTCTGGCCCAAAAGCACTACCCTCATCAACATAATCCTCGCCACTTGTATATGGTACTATTAATTTTTTAAAAAACTCTGAATTAAAAAAGTTACTATTTATTGTATAACCAATATCACCAAATATCCTATCAACTATAGCTTTAGCGTAAACAGCAGGATGAAAGTCAGCAAAACCTCTAACACCATTAGCACCTCCAGCCCATTCACCATAACTTATAACAGGATAAACATAAGGTTGAATATCAACATTACTATCCCAGCTATTAACTATGTTTGCAAAATTTTTAGTGTGAGTAGGAAAACTTAAATCACATAGTTTTTTATCACCAATTAATTCAGGCCAATAACTTGGGTCTTGTAATATATGGCAACTATAACGCCCACCATTACCAGTTATACCTTTTTCTATTCTTGCAAATCCATTAAAAACAACAACACCATTAACAGATATTCTTGCTTTATTCCATCCTATATCTAAAGATTGTTTATCTGATGTATTACCTATAATAGTATTTAAAACTCTATTATTATGAGCTGACGCAGGCAACTCAAATGTTTTGGAGTAACCTGTAGATTTTTTACCTGGGTCTCTTAAATCGCCACTATTAAAATTCAAAGCAAGAGGAACTTTGTCTCTATTATAAATATCTAAATAATCCCAATCAAAAAGTATTTGTGGTGCTGACTCATATTCATAAATAGGGAAATTATCTGGTTTTACAGTTTGTCCACCATCTCTAAGCTCTATACTATTAATCCTAACCAAAGGGTCTCCAGGTCCAGTAATATCTTCTTCTATTCTAAGTAGTCTATATTGATAATTATAAGCCACTTTGTCATTAGTTGATAAAGAGCCAGTTTGAACAAGAGTATATGTTGAGTAAGCATGACCATACACCTCTCCATTCCAATCATTTTGATTACCAACCCAAACTTCTTCCTCATCACAAGTTTCATTTACATAAGGAACGCAAAATTCATGTATGCCAGGCTCAGTTATTTCTCTCCAAACCCAAGGATATGTTGAAGTATCAACTCCTGAATAGGGTAAAGTAAAATTAAATATTTCGTTATTAATGGAAATTATATCATCCTCATAGGTCAGTATTTTTATTTTAGCATTATTGATAGTACCAATATCTAATTTAATTTTATAACCCTTAGTTGAATCAACACCAGGAGGACAGGTAAAAAGTTCTCCACTACTTCTTATACCAAGTGTATCGTAAATACTACCTGTAAGTGGAGTACCATCCTCATCAACACCCCCAGCATCAAACATAGAAGCATATTGAGGTTGACCATCTACTCGTATATAACTACAATGTAATGTTTGAGTATCTCCTCTCCACTCTAAAGCACCTCCTGAAGAGTTTACATCATATCTAAACTTACCTGAATGAACATAGGGAGATATATAAGCATCAAAGTGTTTCCAAAAAGCTGCATTATTATTTCCCTGATAATAAAAACACTCAAAATCTTCTACCTCATCTTCATCAAACAAAGGTGCTGGAGCACAATTTGAGCCTACTATATCAGGATAAGCATTATCCCTTATCCAAGATTGTAGGCCTACTCCACCATTATTACCATTATAACCATCAGGACCTGCAACTATTAAGTGGTGGCCATCACCCTCTATTATTTCAAAAGTTAAAGCTACTTTATATTGGCTCACTTCACTAATACTTGATTTTGGGTATAAGTAAAGTAATCTACCTTGCTCGGTATTTTGCCTATTATCCTCAATCATGTTATTTATTTCAGCAAACTGTATGCTTTGTTCAGAACTACCAAATGGCTCATTATAAGACCATTCTGTTCCATTAAACTCTGGGTTAACACCACCAGGTTTTGATAGGTGAAAAACATACTTATCATAAGGTGCTTTTCTGTATTGTATAGGACCTACACCAAATGATATAGGGCCAGAATTAGTTGGCCTACAGCTCCATACTTTACATATATCCATCTGCTGCCAACCATTAAAATCGTCAAATGATGGATTCCAGTTTTTAATATCATTATCACAAGAAGTTTTACAACCACTAAAAATTGTTTTCTCCTCAAAACCAACTACATTTTCTATTACAGCAGGAGTGTCGTCAGCTACTTTAGCTATTTCTAATATTACATTTTTTTGTTCTGGTGAATAATTTGCCATATTAAGTCTTTTGTACTAAGTTATTAGCAGATAGTGTGTATTTAAATTCTATATAGTTAATTCTTTTTTCTGTATTATGTATTTTATAAGAGCCTTTATTTATAGTTATAGGAACAAGCCTTGTACCATAACTATCTGGGAAAAGAGTCATCTGATTATAACCAGGGCCATCAATAATTGGCTCAATAACCCAAACTTGTGTGGATGATATTAATTCTGTAAGCCAGTTTGCTGTTTCTTTATTCACTTGTGAAAATACAGTAAAATTATCTTTTCTGCCACTCCATAATTTTGAAGTATGGTGCTCACCATCCAATAAACCAAAATCTGAGTCATATCTACTAAATTCTTTCACTCTATCGTACTCGCTTCCATCTATTGATACTTCATGAAACTGGCTTCCTTTGGCTTCAAACCAATCAAAACCACCCCTCATGTTTCTAAAAACAAAATACTTACTATTACAAGTTCCACTATTACCCAAAGTGTCTTTTAACTTATATGTCATTGCTGGTGCTGTTCTTACAATAGCCCAGGTTGCTGTACTCTTAAATACAGCTTGTATAGTCATAGAGTCTGTTAGCAAATCTCCAGCAGGTGATAGTAATAAACCTTGGTAAACACCACTCTCAACAGCCATCATAAATTCTAAAAAACCTGGATGTATGTTTTGGTAATAATAGCCCTCATAATCCCAATTAGGTGAATCTAAATCATAATAAACACCTGTAGTATTGTTTGTTATTCTTATATAAGCCCTCCTACTTGATATACCAGAGTATAGATATTGATAAAAATAATAAAACCCCTTAGATAAATCTATTGTTTGGTTTTGAGGCATATTTGATAAAAGTTTATTAAAATCACTACTTGGCTGGGTAATACCACTATTGTTAGTAGAATTACAAACAAACTTATCTAATCTAATATTTGCTCCTGTTGTATCAGTAGTTTCATTATCCATTGTTACTGTTGGTATTACAGAAAAAGCTCTTGTTATTTTAACATTATCATAATCTGTAACTAAAGTTCCACCTAAAACAAATTGTACTGGATAAAAATAAACTTTAAATCTTCTTTCAGCCATGTGTGTAAAGCTATTACACCAGTCTTGATGAAAAAAAGCCTCATCTTCTGTAAAATACTGCCTACAGTATTCTGCTATGTTAATAGAGAATGTGGCTGGAACAGGTGATTTTGAATCATAATAAGCATTAGCCCTTACTCCTGTATCTATCCATTCATCACTATAATTGGTGTTTTCTATCCATAAATGTGCCTCAAAATGTGCTGGTACTATATTACCAGTAACTCTTGTAGCAAGAACTATGGGCCTATAACATGTAACCATTTTACTATGAGCCTCCTTATAAACACTAAAATTTACTGTACCTGACATATTTTATAATTTTAAACTTGTTCTTACCATGTTATTTATTTCTTGTGATAAAGCAGAATCCATACTTTTTCTAACCTCTTCTTCAAGCTCTCTTTTAGCATCATCTAACCAGCCAGCTGCTTTTACAGTTTGACCTCTATTTTCAGCGGCCTGTGCTATAGCAAAAGCCATTCTTTTAGCTGTATAGCTATCAACACCATATTTTGATGTAGCCCATAAAGCTAAAGCCTCAATATAATCACTTTTAGGTTTACTCTTATCAAATCTACCATAAGGAACACTTTGATTCCCTGGCTCTGCATTTTCTTTTAAACTACCACCTGTGTTTAATCTAACAGCAGAATCTTCTGCTACAAAATTCCATGTTAAAATATCTCCCTCAATATTTGGGAAGTTAGCACTTATACTATTTGATGTTCTAAAAGTTGTTGAATGTGGCCTTGTGTTACCAGCTGTAACCTTAGTGTCCAACTTCATTTTCATGATGTCAACAACCTTTTGACCTGAACTATATAATGTTTGAGCTAACTTTTCTAACATATTATCCTGGGTTTGAAATTTCGTCATCTGGGTATGTAGGTGGGAATGATGGGTCAGTATTAAGACATGGGTCTTGGTCAGCACCATAACAACAAGTTCCATCATCTATACCAGCAGATGGGTTATAATTTAAAGCGGTTGGGTCTGTACAACCACAAGCACCAAAGAAATCCTCACATGGGTCATCACAACCACTATTACTACTACCGCCACCACCACAAGGGTCAACAGTTACAGCTATATTTGCTATAGCATCAAATTTAACTCTTAATGTAATTAGTTTATCATTAAAAGTTCCTTTATCTCTTACTATTTGTATTTTATGTTTAGGTATATGAGCCTTACAACCACCACCACCACTAATACCAAGTGCGAGGCAAGATAGCATATTCCAACATTTTAACTCAAGCTCAGCCATGATAGCTACAACATCATCATCAAAAACCTGAACACCCTGTGTTGAGCCTAATGAATGAGGTCTCGCTATAATACAATCAAAAGTGTAAACTTCTTTAACTCCCTCAGCAATATATGTTGTTGGATAATTTATATTTAATAAATCATAATCTATATTATGGTCAAAATTTATAGCATCTGGTTTACCAAACTTTACTGTATCAAATCCTGCTGCTGTAGCACAAGATTTAAAATCTGTCATCAAACTGACAAGATTGTATGTTGTTGAATAACTCATTTTTTATTTTTTAATTCTATATTATAACTGTTCCTACATTTAAAATGAACATCTTTACCATCTTCACCTTTAAAATATGGCGGCTCAACAAATGGTAGTCCGCAATATGCACAGGTTGGTTTAGTATGCTTTAAAGATTTTTCATAATCTTTTATACATTTTTGATGAGCAATTTTACCATCAGATGTTTTAACCCAAGCACAAGGGCAACCTGTCATTTCCTCTCCACAATATGCACATTTATGTATCTGTTTCGGCATTACTTTTGTATTAACTTACTATAAGTTTTTTCATACTGAACACAAGCACTTTTCCAAGATAAATATGTCAAAACCTCATATAAATCTGTTAATAAAACACTATTTAAAGGATTTTGGTCAGGTAAATTAAATATACCATCTTGTGCTGTTGGGTAAATACTATTTAACCAACCATACCCATCTATTGTTCCTTTGGCTGCTGCATTTGCTTTCGCATCATTTCCCCCTTTAGAGAGATTAGGATATTGTTCATTAATTTGTTTTCTTGTTTGGACAAAAAAAAACCTATATCCCAAATAGTTGCCATATCTAAATCTTGAAAGAGTTTTGTTCGCTCTTCTACCAACTTATCATTTATTAAGCCTCTTTTTTCTCCCTCCTTTTTACATATTATAGCCGCTTGTTTAGGTATAACTTCCAAATGACCCTTTTTAAGCATTTTGTTATTTAACTCAACCTGCTCAGCTTCAACATAAGTTCCAAAATTTTCATTAGTCATACCAACTTCTGGTAAGTAATATGTCTCATCATTATGTGTAAATTTTGATAACACTATAGGTTGATAAGTGTCATTAACAAAATCCATTGCTTTTAAAGCATCTTCAACTTCATTTAAATCACACATAGAAACCTCTTCCTCACTCATGCCGCTCCAAAAAGAAACTATCTTTGTATTAAGTTTTACATTATCAAGACTAATCTGTAAATGTCTTATATCATCATCTAATTCAGAGTATTCTTTCTCAAGCTCCTCTGGTGTTTTTTGATTACTCATCAAATCATAGAAAGATTGAAATTTTTTAAATTTAACCTCATGCCATGATGTCGGAAAATCAACCTCTTTCCCCCCTATTTTAACTGTTTTCATTAGTTTAAATTTATTTTATAATAATTATCATCAAAATCTTCATAATCTATTATTAAATCAATAGAATCAAGAGTTTCATTGAGTAAATTGTTTAATTTTTCAGTTGTGTCTATTAAATTCAATAAACTAACATCAATCATGTGCATATACCCCACTACAGCGTAATAAATCATCATTGGCAACCCTTTTAGCCACTTTTCTTGATAATCTCCTCCTAAAAATGAAAATATCACATCTTCATTACTTTTTCTAACTAATTCTGACAAAACATTAATAAAAACAACAAAATCTTCATCATTTTTAGTTATTTTGTCAATATAATCCTGGATTTGCTCAATAAAATGAACAATCACAAGCTCATGCCTGTTATTAGCACACATTATTTTAATCTTATAATCCATATTTTGCAATATTAAGAAATAGTTTACATTTTTTCAACCCATGTTTGGAACATTTTATCCCCATGCTAATATTTTTTTACCCCCACCAAATAAAAATTTCATCCTCATCATCAAGCTATCTCCATAATCAGGAGACCTACCGATAGCTGCTTTTATCTCTTTTTTAGACAAAATAGCCAATTTTCCATCTACATCTATGTTTTTTCTTCTAACAACCTCTAATTCTTCAATAATTTTATTTCTTATTTCAATATCTTTGCATTTTATATGTATATTACCTGCATTTATCTCTTCCGCAAGCTTATAATAGCATTGAGTCTTTAAATTTTTGTAATTTTCCTTTTTCATTGGTTTACTATTGTTTATAAACGCTGTAACGCCTTTCATATAGTGAGAAAGGTATTGACCAACGCCATCAGAGTCAATTACAATGTTTTTTCTTGGAATATTGTGTTTTTCGGCTATTTTCTTAATTAATGCCTCAATAGAATTAGCAGAACTCTTGTCTTTTGTTATAATTTCTTCAACAACCATGCCTTTCCACCTTGTTATAACCATTTTATCACTTCCCATAAGAGCAACATCACAAGAAAGGTAAGAATCATCACCTGGCTTTATAGATTGCTTAAAACAATCAAGCAAGGCTTCATAATCAAACAATCTATCTTTACCCTCGTCATACTCCCAATTACCATGAAGTAGCCTTTCTCTTGAAACTGGGTCAAGTGTTTTTAGTTGTTTTTCGTAGTATTCTGAAATGTGTGGATTATCTTTTAATTTTGCCTGGATAAATTTTTGGTGTTCTGGTAAAATGTCATCTCTCCATTGTTTATAGAAATCATAAACCCAGTTCTTGGCTGGGTTGCAGGACATAAGTATCTTTGGCCGCAGGCCAAATTCGCCAAGTTTATAACGAATCCTGGAAGCAACCACATTCTTTGCTTTCTCTGTGCATTGGTTTACCTCATCTACAAAAGCACCAGAAATCTCAAGAGACCCTAAAGAGTCAAAATTAGGGTCAGCTGGGTATTGATAAAGGTCTTTTAATAGGATTTGGCTGCCATTAGTAAATTCAATAACATTAGATTGAGCGTTAAACTTGTAGTGTTCACCTTTTTTAACTTTCCAATCACCGCAAACAGAAAAAAAAGAATTAAGAGTGGTTTCTTTTAATGTTTTTAGAACAGCTCTTCCCATTAACCATCTTGTTCCAGGGTATCTTAGGCAGGAGTATAATAACCAGGCAGCTCCAAAATAAGACTTACCACCACCAGCAGAGCCTCCAAATAATATTTCAGATGTTGTTTCGTCATGCAAATATTCCCAAGCCTTATGTTGTTTTATTGTTGGCTTAAAATCTATATTCATTTCAATTTACCGATAACATAGTTTACTGGTATTCCTATAACAAATTTACAAAATAGAAACAGTATTAATACTGGCATTAACCAAAAAAATGATATTACCACAAATACATTGGTTAACAAGTCAACATTTTTATTTAAAATTTTTTTTAAAAAGTTCATAGTTTAAAAGTTTTGAAAAGTTTTGTAAGCAGATGATTTTTCGTATTTTTTAGCCCATGCAATAAAATCAGTATGGGGTATTGATTTTGTTATAACAGGTGGAATACCATCATCAGGCAATCCCTCACCTCTTGCTTGACTAACCATAGTGTTATACTCAATTCCTGAGCCAATTAAAGCTCTGCATATAGATAACTTTAGTGTTGAAACAAAATATCTCTTACCAAGCCATTTAATATACATTCTAAACATTGCGTCAGAATCAGACTCTCTATTTTTAGCAGAAGAATCTAAAACTCTTAAATAAAATTCTACATCTACATTAAGTGTTGGGGGAGTTGCTTTCTTTGTCATATCTATTAATTTTAATTTGTGAAAAAAGTTTCTTGAATTATTAATTTATTTTTATTAAATTGAGGTCTCGTTTGTTTTTTAGAGTTATTTATTTCTGACAAACAAATATAATTGTTTTGCTTGTCAAAACAAACTAAAAAATTATTGAGACTGGGAATATTATATTTATTTCTCATCTTCAGGTTTTGTGTAATTAAACACAAATGAATCACCTCCACTTGTTAAATCTAACCTATCTATACTAATTCCTTTCATCTTTGCAATATCCTGTAAAAGTAATCTACAAATATTTAAATCACCACTTCTATAACCCTTAGTATATAAATCATATAACATCATTGTGTGCTTATCAACTTCAAATTGCTTCTCTTCATCAAATTGCTCTTTAAAATACTCCAAAGCCCTTTTATAATAAATAGAGGCTTGTCTCTTTTGTATTCCCCAGTTCTTCTCACAATACTCAACTATATCAGTATATCTAATTCCCTGTAAAACCAATCTAACTATCTCAGAAGTTCTCTTGTGAGCCTCTAACTTAGTAGCTTTACCCTCAAATTTAGTTGGAATTTTATCAGTTCCAGTTTCAATAATCTCTGATTTAATATCTTGTTTTTTATCCATAATATTTAGTGCATAATAATTATTTTTCAAAAATATGTAAAAGCTTCTTAAATGTCAAGGAAATATATTACACAATGTGTATAATAATTTGAAGAGGAAAAAGTAGTGTAAATATCTGACCCCCTGAGTTCTAAGCCCTCATCTCGTAAATGAATATATATTTTATTTCAAATTTTTTTTAAATTCATTAGAACGCTTTAAAATAGGCTTAAATTAAGTGTATTAGTGTTGTATAATGTATATAAATTGCTTACCATATGCCCCCCCTATATATACCCCTTATACAGATAAGATATATATATTGTCCTATAATTTATATTATGTTAAATAGGATATATAATATATATATATAAAAAAAACCCCTATAAAATAGAGGTTTAAAAAATTAGATTATTTTTTTTAGTAGCAACAAACAAAAATTTATTATTCCTTTTGTATTAAGTGCGTTTTATTTTCTTTGATATATTCGTAACAATTATATAAATTTTGTTCATTGTGTTGATAATTTGTTGATTTGCTAAATAAAAAGTATGTTTTTTCTTTTGTTCTAAATAGCACCTTTTTATTAAAGAATTCAACTCTATTATCTTTTTTAAATTCTTGATATGTTAATATATTTTTTTCCATGTCTTTAGTATTTTATATTTATATTCATATTGCTAAACATAAGCCACGCACCACGCAAGAAACAACACGCCCCCATTAATATGATACTATCGGTTAAGCCTAACGAATCAATAATATAAACCATGCCCCCAACACCACAACCCAACACCAACAAAGGACACGCAACTAATATAATTTTTTTAATAAAGTTTTTAAAATTTCTCATAATTTAAATTTGTTTGTTTAATATAAGACGCATAAAATTAATTATGCGTTTCGTCCTTTTAGGACTCATCAGTTATATTTTATATTATATTTATTATCATGTTATATAATACCCAACTAAAAAAAGTCAGAGCCATTGCTATATGAATAATTTTTAATAATGTTGTAATAATTGTTATTGCTTTTTTCATGTCTTTAAATTTTTGTTTGTTTATACAAATATAAATACTATTTTTTTAATTACCAAATTTTAATTTAAATTTTTTAATTTTATTTCTTTTTTCTTGATTAAATTTTCTATTTCCTTTCTATTCATATTTAGAAATTTATATAGATATTTTGATGTCGTTCGGCTATAGTTTAGAGCATGAGTATCTAATATAATTTCATCACAATACATAGTCCTTTTATTTATCTTTGCTATTATTGTTTCATAACTTTGAAAATAAATAGTATTATTATTTACTATTTGAAATTGGTTTGGAATTACATTTCCCTTATCACTAATTAAATTTTTAACTTTCATTTTGTTTGCTTTTATTGTTAATAATAATTCAAATTTATAAATCTTTTTTTTAATTACAAAATTTTTTTAAACTTTTTTTATTTCCATAGCATATCCCTCAATAAGTCAAATAAAACTTTTTTTGATTTTTCATCCATGTTTTTAAAATCTTTGTTCCATATTTTATTTTCATATATTTTGATTATGTTTTTAAATTTTTCTCTATTTATATAATAGTTTTTTGCTTTACTTGTATCAAATGTTTTTGGTAATCTTTTTTTAAAAAATTGTTCTGTAAAATACTGAATTTGCATAATTTTAAATTTGTTTGTTAATAATGACACAAATATAAATTGAATTTTTTTAATTACAAAATTTTTTTATAATTTTTTTTAAAAAAAAATAATTGCTTTAAAATTTTGAATTTTAATATATTTTTATTATTCTTGCGTTTGATAGTAGATAGATTAAATTTTATTATTTAGAATAATTCTAAATAGTGGAATTTTTAGGGGGAGAGGTATGCCCCAAAATAACTATTAAAAGAAAAACCCCAAGACTTTTTTACTCTATAAAAGAAAATTCTCAGGACTTTTTTATACAAAAAAACCCCCTATTCTTGAGAAAAATAGGAGGGAAAAAAATACACAACTTAAGATTTCTATAATATAATATACTTATATTAATTTGCTTTCAGAGTTATTTTTTTTTAATAAGGTGCAACAACAAACAAACAAAAAGCACCTTATTTTTGTTTGAAAAATTTATATTTAAATTAAACTTTATTTAAACTTACTAATCTGCTATACAGATTCTGTATCATATTTAACTCAAGCACTTCCCCCTCAAGTACATCATGCTCCATATTCTCCTCCAAAGTTTCCATGTCAATTTCAACTACTCTTATTAAATAATCTAATTGTTCTGCGTTTAGTTCTATTAATTTTTTATTCTTACTCATAACTATCTATATTAAATTAATATGCACTAACAGGCAAATTTTGGTTATCATAAAAATCTCTATTGCCCCAATCATCAATAGGGGGATTTGTTAATGTGTGAAAGTACATACCTAAATGTAACGCAACATCAGACAATAACTTATCATTTCTAAAATTTCTATAAGTACAATCGTTATCAACTTTACCCAACATGCCCCCTCCTAAATAGTTTTGGAAAGCACTCATTTTCTCACCATAAAACCCCAAGTTTGATAAATCAATTTCAATCCCCCCTCCTCTTCTTGATACACTTTGTCTTAAAATTTCTAATTCTGTTCCTTTATAATTAAATTTTGTATTCATTTTGTTTATTTTTAAATTAGTAATTATTTTAATTTCTATCTATTGTAATTTTATTTACAAAGACTTCATCTTTGACAATATGAAATATATCATCTGGACAATTATCGGCTATTAATTGTCTCTCTATCTCTTCCAATGCACCATTCAGGGCACTATCAATTACAAAGGCAATATCTATATCCTCAATGTGTTTTTCAATTAATTCTTGTTTATTTAAATTTTCTGTTGTGTTCATCATTTTAATTTTTAAGTTAAATAATATAATTCAATTTTAGGTTGCTCGGCAATTATTGTTAAACCTAACCACTATTATTCTGATAGTTCAGACTTTCAGGCTTACATTACTATTGACTTCGTTTGTTTAGTTATTAACCTAACTCAAGTTTTATTTATTCTCAATATAAATTCAACTATCAATGTAATCGCTTACTCGTTACACTACAAATATAAAACAATGTTTTTATAACTTCCAAATTTTTTTACAACTTTTTTTAAAATAATTTATAAACCCCTGACTTTCAGGGGCTTACAAACCAAATTTGTTTTTCTCATTTATTTTTCGTATAATTGCAAAAATTAACTCTATAATAAAATTTATGAAAAATCCAAATTTTAATTATCTTTTTTTTACATCATCAAACATGCCTACTAACGCAAAAAAGAAGAATAAAAAAACACATATCCAAATCATATATAAAAATTTTAGTTATTAAAAGAAAATTATCAGGACTTTTTTGTCTATTAAAGTCAATTCCTCAGGACTTTTTTGCTTTTTAATCATCACCAAAACTTGAATCCTCAAATAATTCTTCATCACCATCTGCAAAACTACATGCCTCACTATCTACTTTAGGGAAGTTTCTATTTATATACTCACCATAAGTTCTATACCACTCAAGTTCAGATTTAAGTTTATTGTTATACATATATTTCATTTGCATATCTATTGCAAAATCTTTTGACTTATTTTTTCCTCTAAAAATTCTTATTAACCAATACTTAATTTTGTTTCTCATAACTTTATTCTTCATTTGTTATTATTCCATTATCATATATCCTTATTCTTGTATCATAATCATATTCAGTATCATATTCATATAAAGCAACACAAGTGGTTTCATCATCTAAACTATTAACACAATCTTTAAATTCTTGTAATGCAAAATCTTTATCATCATAACTATTTTCACCATAAGGAATACAATTAACATCAGGGTATTCTATTTTTTCTATCCAATACTTTTTCATAACATTATTTATTTAATTCGTTATTACAATACAATCCTAATATATTGTTAGTTAATGTTTCATACTCATCATACACTTCATTATAAAAATCATGTGCCTTTTCTGTAAACATTAAGGTATCTTCTTGCCCTACCTCACTTGAGTATGCAAATGTTTCTTCACCAAATCTTTCTTCTGTTATTCTTGTTGCTATCTCATCTATTCTTATACCAATATATTCCATAAATTTTGAATTATCTGTATATATTTTGCTCATAACTTTATTCATTTAATTTTTGCATTTCAATTATTTCATCTATAAATTCTTTTATATTATTCAATTCTTCTGAATTAAAAAAATCCCTAATTAGATATTTTGTATTAAAAATTAAATTTTCTCTATATTGTTTTTTGTCTGTCATTTCCATTATTTAAGTATTTATTTATTAACTCTTCTTGTGTTGGGTATGTATCATCATCTTGTAAAACATAATCATAACCATACCACAATAAATAGTTTCCTATTAAGCATCTCTTCATACTATCACTATCATCATCTATCATCTCATCTTCACAACCAACTGTTGTTTCCATAAAACCCTCATCAAATACAGAATTATAAAACCACTTACTACAAAAATCAGTTAGTATTTCTTTTATTCTTTTGTGTGTTAGTTTTTTGCTTTGCATATCTCACTATTATTTATTATATATTCTAATGTATCTCTTGTAAAAACATTATCTTCCAAAAATTGCATATCTTCTTTTAATTTCTCTCTTGCATCTTCTTCTGTACCATTAAAAGCAAAAGATATATCCATGTTTAATATCCACTTTTTTTGCATAATTTTATTCGTTTACTATTTCTATTAAATTATTATCCCTTAAACTTCGCCAACCCTTTTTTTCTACATCAAAGTAATTAGTTATTCCTGCCCTATTGTCCTGCTCTGTTTCCTGCCCTTTTAATTTTATATTAAATACAACATCTAACAACTCTGAATTTGTAGTTCCTATCGCATACCTTACTTCACCATTTTTCTTCTTGTAGGCAAACTTTATTACACTTAATTTTAATCTATCTCTTAATCTCATAACTATTTATTTTAAATCTAACTTTAAACTATGTTCTTCCATAACAACTTCATACCACTCACCAATCTCTTGATGCTTAAAACCATCTTCACCTAAACAAATCATAAATGCACCACAATTTTCATCTTCACAATACCAATCATCAATAGTTTCATTAATTAATTTAACCTCTTCATACTCACAATACCATTTTAACCAATCATCTTCAAAAACTATCCACTTATCATCTGTATATTTTGGCTCAACAATCTTAACTTTATTTTTAAAATAATCACTATCCTCCATCTCACATGCCTTTTTTATCAGTTTATTAAATTTATCTTGGTGCTTTTCTTTGATACCAAAGATTACTTTACTTCTATATCCCATAATTTTTTAATCTAATAATTCTACTTTAGTTAATAAATCTTCTGTTCTTCTTTTAAGTATTCTATTAAAATACCTTTCCTTAAACATACTTCTTAACATATCTCTTATGTTGCTCATTTTAAATAATTTATCCTCATAAACTATTTTTTCTTTACAATTCCTATCATTTTTATTAATTTTTAAATGATAAAAACTTTCATGTTCTAAATTATATTTCTTATCATTTCTATCAATAATATCTAATATCTCATTAACCATTTCAGTTATGTCTTGTGTTGATTTGTTCTCTAAATGTCTATTTAATGTGTTTGTGTTCATAATTTTATTTTTTTAATTGTTTTATATGTTGTTCCCAATACCAAAAGAAATTATCTATCTCATCTATCGGATTTTCTTTTTCTTTATCATTATAATCTTTTTCTAATGTATTCCCTAAATAATTATTTACATAATCAATTAATATCTCTACATTAATTTTTAACTTTTTTAAATCTTCCATTAAAAAGTCAAGTAGTTTTTCTTTATCCATAATTAATATATATCTAATGTTATTTTACTATTCTGAAAATCCAATAAGATATTGGTTGGCTCGGCATGTCTATTCCCTCTATCAGTAAAGTTTATATCAAAGTTTACCTCACAATCTTCAAAATCATCTTTTGTGTAAGTCTTTGTTATAATCTCATCTTCATAATCATCATACCAAACCAACTCAATACTCATAGATGAAAGATAAATGTCCATATATTTTATCCCATACTCTCTTAATTCCCATGCTACCTCCCAATCTATTCTACCATATTGCATCTCAACATTATATTCTTTACCTTTTTCATCTAACTCTACCAATTTATCTATATCACCATCAAAACCATCTACATCAACGAAATAACTTTCATCTTCTTTTATTCTTTTGACAAATTGAAAATCTTGTTTTACTTTAAATTTCTCCATGATTTGTTTTGTTTTTTTAATTAGTAATTTGTTTTGTTTCTACAAACATAAGTAGTTTTTTTTAAACTACCAAATTTTTCAACAATTATTTTTATTTACAGATAGGAATTGTTGAGTTATTAACATTTTAGAACAAATGCTCCATGACTTTTTTGTAAACAAAATCATAATCTTCATTTACAATTTCAATCTCTTCTTCGGTTAGTTCCCTTTGATTAAAGCCATCAAAAATTGTAGCACCACTTATATACGCATCTGTATATTTAGGGTAATCATTATGACAGATACCATCAACTTCTATATCATCTAATTCATCTAATCTTTCAGAAATTGGTAAGCCATACCACCACTCATCTTCTTTATGTATTCTAAAAATACCACAATCATTATCAGGTATAGAAACAAAGTCATCATAAACATCAAGTTTATCATATTCTTTTATATATAAACTAATTACATCACTATTTAATTCCCATGTATCATCATCATATTCTTTGCATATATCACCATCTTCATCTACATATATAGATATTGGCTCAACACAAGCATAATCTCTAAATAATGATTTTTCTTTATAATAGAAATCTAAACAATAATAATTTCCATCACCATCTTTCATATAGGCAACCTCGTTATCAATGTATAATATAATAAAATCGTTGATTGGTTTATTTGTTGTCATAGTAATTTATTTTAATGTTCAGTACAAACATATAAATAAAAAATGATAATACCAAATTTTTAGACAATAAAAAAAGGAGCAGACTTGCTCCCTTTTCGTTAGAAGATTAAAAACACAAAACAAAAACAAACCAAAAAGAAAGGAATTGCTTTCATAAGCAATTAACAACTTTTATTTTAAATAGTCAAGAAATTTTTGGAACAATCTATATAAAAGGATTTTTCTCAGGACTTTTTACTCTATAAAAGGGATTTCTCCAGGATTTTTTTGTTTAAAATTTATATAAATTCCTCCTACCTAAATCCATTGGAACAAAAATACCTGTTTTACCCTCATTTAAAACAACCCCACAACCCAAGGTGGGTTTCTTGGGAAAGTTTTTGCCATAAGAAAAGGCCATGTGGTCCACATCAATTCCACACCCCACATTAAGTCCAAATATAATATCATTTCTTGAGGCCATATAAGCAACACCCCCAAATGAATGTGAATGACCAACTACTGTTGATTGCCTGTTGGCAATAGCTCTATTCCTTGCTCCTGATATACCACTACTACCAGTTCCATGCTCATAAAGAACACCATCTATTTCCCAAGATAAATCCCACTTCCATCCTTTAGGTGCGTTCCATATCTCTTCATAAGTTTTCATAAATCTACTTGGTATTCCTGCTGTAGTGGCCTTTCTAAAAGGTAAAGCGGAATGATTACCCACACAAACTTTTACATCTGGAAATGTTGCATACCATTTTTCCATAGCCTTTTGAGCTTGCTCAGCTTCTGACTCTGCATCTGGTAGCTCTACTGGTGACTCATGGTAGGACAGGGCTGCGTTATCTACCTCATCTCCAATATGAATTATCTCTGATACCCCAAAACGAGAAAAGACTTCATAACAGAAGTCTCTATAGTGTTTGTGGCAAAAAGGCTCATGGGTGTCACCTATAACACCCACATTTTTATTATTCCTAAAAGCTTGTATTAAATCATTTTCATATTTTGATAAACGAGGTCTGAATTGTCCATTTTTAGCCATGATGTTTTGCTTTGTTTACACAAAGTAAAGAAAAAAAAAGATATGATGCAAGTATTATTTTTTAATCTTCTCTAATGAGCGACCTCCAAAGTATGCCCCCACGACAGAAATCATAACAAGTTGCAAGAGGTCAACCCATGAATTTTTAACCTCAAAGTCAATAAATCCTGCGTCTATAAATATAAGTAAAACTGTAGATACTAAAAGAAAAGCAAGGGTAAGAGGCCTTACATTTTTACTTAACCATGAATCAGATTGCATATCTGCTTTCCATCTTTCTGTTACATTTTTTTGTAACTCAACTTCTGATTCTAATAACATTTTTTTCATAGCATTTTTAAGTGCCATTTTTTCTTCTTTAGATGTAACAACATCATCTATAATAGTTGACGCATCACCAATCAATGATTTTATAAATCCCTTAATCATACTCTTTTATATTTAGTTTTACCATTCTCACCCCTGTAAGCCTCTAATAAAGCATTTCTATTGTGACCTTTATTAAATGAAATATGAATCCAAGCATAATCAAACTCATTAATCATTTGGTCAAATTCAAGGCCACACTCTAAAACACAATCCCATATAGCCTTATTATTTAATTTTTTATTTACATCAATATATCTTAAATCAGCAGCCTGACCCTTGCAATGTTGACTGGTTGCTGTGTAAACCCCATTAATATACTTGTGAGCCCCTCCAAGAGCTTTATTTAATTCTTCGGACCTAAACCCTGAATTAATGCCAATAGGTCCTAAACAGTCTCTAATTGGCTGTAATAGCTCTTCGCATAAAATCTTCATTTGACCTATCTGATGAGTAGTTGGCTCATTTGAAAGGTTTTTTCTCATTGCTACATTAGATTTTAAAAACTCAGAGAGATAAAAATTTTCTGATAATTTCATTATTCAAATTTGGATAAAATTATTTTGTCAACAACTTCTTGAACTTCTTTTTTTGTAGCATTTAACTCTAACATAATATTAGCTTTAAACCTACTATCCTCCTCTCCTGAGCTGTAAACTATAACTGTTGGAACAGTTTTTATATTTAAGCTTGAGGCCTCCTGTATATCAATCCTATAGACCTTACAGTCCTTTAAGTCACCAATCCAGGAAACCTCATTAGCTTTATTAAATTCAGCCCAAACCTCTACAACAACAACTCCACTACCGATTTTACTTTGATAGTTTCTTTCTGTTATAAATTCTTGAGCTGTCAAATATTGACAGAACAAAAATAGTATTACTATTTTACTTAACCATTTCATATAGTCTTTCATCTATTTTATCAAGCTGAGTTTTAATATCTTGGACATCACTCTGTGTCTCATATATCGCATTTCTTATAGCTTCATCTTTTAGGTCATATTCAACTCTATTAATCTCTGGTTTTGGTAGCTCTTTTGCTTCAGCTATATCCGCTTTTAGAGCAAACCACATACTTACTAAAGTAGTTATCAAGGCTGCTATACCACCTAAAGTTTTTAGACTTATATCAAATTTAGTATTTTCTGATAATTCTGCCATTTTAATTAATTATTATTTTTTGCAATCCTTTTTCATGCACGCTATGTCAGCTATACCTTGACCTATAATCATGGCAACACCAACCATACACAATGTATTCATTTTTACATCACTAATCCCCATTTTATCTGAGAAAATAATGACCATAATTATAGAAAATCCATACCAGAATTTTCTTGACTTAAACATTTTCATTAACATTTCTTTCATAATATTCATAATTTAATTTAGTTTAGTTTATATTTTACTTCTCCACTTTGTATATACAATCCTCTTGGTCTTAAAATTTCTTTACCAAGCAAATCATACATTTTATTATCTTCTTTTGATTTGTTTATTAATTCCATTATTGATGTATTACAAGGCATACCTGTATCACAATCAATATATTCTTCTATATACATATATTCTATTTCAGTTATATATAATGTGTCTAAAACATTCTCATATATAAACATAGTGTCTATCTCCTCTATAACTTGAATCTCAACTATAGTATCAAATATAGTTTCATACTCTGTTACATATACTGTATCACATGGCTCTACATAAGGGTTGCACTCCTCCATAGTTGTAGGGGTCGCATTATCCTCGTCTGAACTATCTGCACAATCACTCCACCCATCATTAAGATAAAATAAGCCATCATAACCATTAGGAACGCAACCAAGAGGACTATACTGAGTCCAATTAGATTCATCATCTCCACAATAGAAACCATTTTGTTCAACACATAACTCACAATTTGTTTGACTAAAAGCATAACTTGATAAAAATAAAAATAATAATAATTTTTTCATAACTAAAATATTAAATAATTAAACCCAAACTTACATTCAAAAACCTCTTTACCCCAATATCTTTGATGAAGCCCCTCCACAAATATACCTAAACTTTTAGTGACACGCAAACCTAAAACCATTCCTGAATCCCAATCTAAATTATCCATACCATATCCATACTCAAAAGAATAATCGTCTAATCCATGATGATAAGGCAAAACATTAAGCCAAGCATGCACCCAAAATTTAGGGTTGTAATTATAAAAAGAAGCACCTAATACAGCACTAACTTCCTTTTGTGTGCCAAGTTTTTCTAACTCTCTTTCATTAAATTCCGCAATAGCTTGACCAAAATAGTGTTTATAAAACTCATCACTTGATGTTGCTAACAACTCATCACCCTCAAACCAATGTAAATCTCCATTTACAAATTCAAAACTATAACCAAAGTCATTAGCAAGTTGAGAAAAGGATGACTCACCTGGAGTCCAAAAATCTCGGATTGGTAAAAATCCATAGGCTGGATGCGTTCTGAAACACACTCCAACACTTAAATCCAGTTTACCAAAAGTCATCCTGTATCTGCTATCAAAAGATGTGTACTTCAAGTCAACCCTCTGATTGTCCTTGTATTGAATTTTAGTCACACACTTACTTCCCAGATACCTCAACCAAAAATTTTGCTCTGTAAACTTCTCCCCCCTATTTCTTATAAAAGAATAATTAAGTAGGTATTCCCAACCAACAGCGTTTCCAATGGCAACATTATCAGAAACAGCCTTTTCATTACCATAATACCAAGTCTTAACCTTATACTCATAATCATATCTGGCCACCTTACGCAATCCAAATCTTAAAGAGTAATCAAAGGGATTTATTTCAGTTACATCTTCATAACCCCTATCTATAGCCATATAATCCTCTCTTTCAACCATACTTGTATTCATACTCATTGAAGTATAAAAAGTAGAGTATTTAAAGAAATCACCCTGTCCAAAAGCAAGGCTACAACTAAAAGCTATAGCCATGATTAGGATATATAAAAATTTACTTATATCCTTTTTCATTATGTAGTAACTACAAACATTTCTAAATCACAAACTGTTGTGTGTGCTATTGCATGAACAGTCCAAAAAGTAGGAAGCTGTAATTGAGTCTTAGCTTTTCTACCACCCTCAGCTAAAATTGTAGTACAATCTATATCGCTACCAGTAGCTAACCATTGTGAGCTTGGTGTTAAATAAGTTGCACCAGCGTCAAGCTTAACACAAAAGCATTGAGAAGCACCTGATGTATCTGTGCAAATACCATCAGTATTTGTAAATTTAAGCCATATTGGGTATTCATCATCACAGTTTGTGAATCTTGCATATTCAAATTCACCAAAAGTTACATCACCACCACTATCTGGCTCTGTTGTTGCTGATAAAATTGGAATCCAGCATTGTGTTGCAGACACAGGAGGAACATGAAATACTCTTTCATAAGCCTCATTGCAAGACCCAGCAGTATTAGTGTTTGTGTTACCATAAGTCTTACCATTCAAGGTTATAGAGTCGGTAACTGTACTTGTAAAAGTTGCGTTTACTATTTTTGTTGCCATTTTAAATTATTTATTTTAAGTTATTATTATTCTCTATTTATTTTTAATCTTGTTGTTCCATACCAAGCACCAGGTAAGGTTGTTCCATATACAATAGGAACAATTAAGTCTGATTCTTCAAATTTAAATGATGCTGTTAAATCAAAACAAACACCATGGTCAGGGTCTGTTAAAGTGAAAGCTTGAGATACTATCAAATCACCATTATTAGGGGTTGCGTGAGTACAATCATTCTTAACTCTTAATAAACCTATATTAAAAGATGCTACACCACCAATAACACCACGCCAATAACCAAAGCTATCACCCTCAGAAGCATGATAAACAGCACCACCAAGAGCCTGCCTTATAGCTAATGCTACTGTTGGAAATGTAAGTCCTGAATCCACACCCATATTACCAACATTAGTTATAGGTTTTTGAAGCCATACATTGCTGTTGTTTACTGTTGGCAGAGCACCCATTTGAAACTCTCTTTCAAAGGGTAATGTTTTAAAACTTAACTTACCAGATGTGTCTGAGTATAAAAATTGTTCACCATAAAATGTTTTGGTATTTAATATTCTAAAAGATAAATCAATATCCTCTACATCTCTACAGTTCTTCATTCCACTAAAAGTAACTTTACCAGTTCCATCAACACTTGTATGGAAATCATACCCACCTGGTGAAGCATCTAAAGCTGTCTTAATCGCTGCTGCTATAGTTATAGCGTCATCATTAGGAGATATATTTATAGGAACAGAAATAAATCCTGATGTTGGAGTAAATGTTCCTGGCTCACCTGCAACACTTATATTAACCTCAAAGTTGACAGAAGATGAAGTTGTCTCTGTATATATCCTAAAGTATCTTAAATGTAAACCACCTGCCACATCAGCCCCACAAGTAACTGTTGCACTTAAATTAAAGAAAGAACTTTTCCAATCTAATGATGAATTATAATCCTTAACCATTACACTTGA